AGGCACCAGCCAGTGAAGCTAAGAAAGAAGAGGTTGCAGCGGCTGAATCATCTGTTACAGTTTCAGTTGTGACAACTGCCATAGATGATAAAGATCAGCAAATGGCGAATGAAGATCCAATGAAAAATCTTCAAGAAAAGATCGGAGCAGTTACAGCACTATTTAAAGAAATTCAATCTGGACTTAAGGGAGTTTCTCGAGATTATGAGAAACTTAAGAAAGTTGTTGAGAAGATCCAAAAGAAACGTGAAAATGCCCGTAAATCTCCATCAGGTTTTGCTAAACCAAATAAAATTTCTAATGTATTGTGTGATTTTATCGGTGTTCCTCATGGAACTGAGAAATCACGAACTGATATCACTCGTGCCATTAATAGTTATGTAAAAGAACATAATCTAAATAATCCTGCAAATCGTCGTGTAATTATTCCGGATGCTAAGCTAAAAGCTATTCTTAATCTCAAAGAAGGCGAAGAAGTTACTTTCTTCATCCTTCAGCGTCTAATCTCTCATCATTTCCCACCAAAGACTACTAAGTAATTTGATTCATTCATTCTTTTGATATTGATTATAAATATAATAATCATTAATAAAAATAAGCTTCTAAATTGATTCAAAAGTTAAATCAGTTAATTGTCCTTGTTCTTTTTCATTTATCGTTGAACAATTATTTTTATATAAATTAACTATTTTTTCATTTAATTTAAATTCTTCAATTAAATTATTTATTTGTTCAGTATTTAATTTATAATTAATTATAACTTTATTATTACCTTCACAATGACTTGTTATAATTACTACATCCCCTTTTTCAATTAAAATTCTCTTATTAAACTTTCGCAAACTTCCACAAATAGTCCCAATACATTCTACATTCAAATTTGATAAAATTGAACAACGACAATTTCCCAAAAGTTTAATAACAATTCCGTATTCTTCTATTTCCTCATTAATTTTATATTTAATTTCTTTAGTCTTATTAAATGATTTATTATTTTTCTTATTGCGAATACTTGACTGATATGACATAATTATATATTAATTTTATTTAAGGTTTAAATAAATATTATTTTATTAAATGGTTAATAAAATAATTGATTGCTTTACTTTTTTTAATGAACTCAAAATGCTTAAATTTAGACTTGAATATTTATATGATCATGTTGATTATTTTGTAATTGCTGAAGCTACTTTATCACATTCTGGAAATCAAAAAGAATTGTATTATGAAAATAATAAATCTTTATTTGAAAAATATAAAGATAAAATTATACATGTAATTGTTGAAGACTTGCCAACACTTGAAGAATCAACTGATGCATGGGTAAGAGAACGATTTCAAAGAAATGCAATTCATAGAGGTATTTTAAAGATTAATGATTTAAATGATAATGATTTAATTATTATTAGTGATTGTGATGAAATACCTGATAAAAATTATTTAATCAAATTTAAAAATTCTACTGAAAATTTTAATAATTACAAATTTTCATTACAACAAGATATGTATTATTATAATTTTAACTGTAAATTTAGAGATCCATGGCATCAAGGAACTCAGATTGTTAATTATTATACATATAACAATGTTTGTATGAATTTACCGCAAAATGTTCGATTTTGTCAAGTTCCTATCATATTTATTCCTTTAAATAAAGGAGGATGGCATTTTTCATATTTTGGTGATGTTAATTTTATTATTAATAAACTTAAAAACTTTGCACATCAAGAATTTAATAATGATGATTTTATAAATCCAGAAAAATTTAAAAAATGTATCGATAATAATATCAGAATTTTTGATACATATGAATTAAATGAATCAGGATGTAGATATATAGCAATTGAAAATAATGATTATTTACCTGAAAATTATGAAATGCTTATTTAAGATTAATTTAATTATTTTTATTATTATAATGAGTGATAATTATTTTAATGATGTTTGGAGTCTCTATTTTCATGATCCTTATGATATGAATTGGGAAACATCCAATTATAAATTTATTACTACCATTAGTAGTATCGAAGATTTTATTGAAGTTTATAAAATTTTTCAGGATTTATGGGGTCGTGGTATGTTCTTTATTATGAGAGAACATATAACACCACGATGGGAAGATGAGAATAATAAGAATGGTGGTAATTTTTCATTTAAAATTAATAAATCTGAGATGTTAGATAAATTATTTGAAATCACTTCTTTAATGTTAGGTGAGACTTTAGGCAAAAATGACGTAATTTCTAATAATATAAATGGTATTTCTATTTCTCCTAAAAAGAATTATCATATTATTCGCATTTGGATAAAATCAAATCAAAATATTTCTAAAGATAATTATAATTTTCAAATCCCTTCTTATTCAACTTTAATGTATAAATCGCATTTAGATTCAATATAATAAAAACTTATTTATTATTAATTATATTTATATAAATGGCTTCTTTTTGTTTCAAGGATTTTATTAAAAATAATAATTCTATTATTAAAACTTTATTTCATGTTGATGACTCTAATATAATAGTTATTAATGATGATTCCAGAGAAATTATTAAGAATTATCGGACTACTAAAATTTTTATGTTTATGCCTTTACTTAAAGACCTACTTAACGAAATTCTTAAAGATGTTCCTGTTGTTCAATTAAAAATTATTGAAACTTATGATAAGAAAAATAAACAATTTAATTATCTTATTTCTATTATGGAAAATAAACTTTTTGAAAATATTACGAGTTTATACGAATTTCAATATTTAATTCATCTTAATCTTGATAAGAATGATTATAAAAAAATAAATGTTTCTTTATCTATGAATAAAAATAAAATTGATGATGATTGTAATCCCTTAAATAAAATTATTATCATGATTATGCTCAATTATTTCGAAAATGAACATCCATCTTATTATAAACGAGTCGTTTTAGAAGAACAATTAAAACCATTGATTGCTGAAATTAGTCATCGCTCTTTGGTGCTAAACATAATCTAACTGTTCCCATTGATGCTATCGAATATTGAAGGATAATTGGATAAGAATTCTTTAAATAAATTTCAACGGTTGAGCATAAATTAGTGCATTTTGTAAAAATACTCAGGTATTTAAGGCTAAATACTCCTTGAATTGGTTCAAGACTTGTAGCATCATTTCCATTCTTTTTCATATTTATATTCTGTGATTTCTCAGTCCCTAAAACCGTTTCTTGACAACAAAACTCTCCTTGACAACTAAAAACCAATTTATCATTCACATTCTTTATTTCTATATACTCTGCTAAATTATGCATATCTCTAATAATTTTCTGTAGATATGCAGATGGCATTGTTATGATTGTATTAAAATCTTGTGGTGGAATATCAACATTAACTACATCTATATCTAACATCGAAAGTTTATAAATTGTCTTAACATTCCTTTCGCCGTTTTCAATTGTTATTCCAAGAACACTTGGCTCATTTTTAAGAATGAATAATGAAAGTATGTCGCTATTAGTAATTGTCTTAATTAACATATGAAATTTAAGCATATTGATACCCACATATAACTTCTTTTCACAATGATATTTCTCGAATTTTTCAGCTTCCAGTTTTAAATGAATTAAGACTATATGAGTATTATCAAGAGCTATAATTTTCATTCCCGTTTCATCAAATTCTAAATTGACATCCATTAATATCTCTTTCATTGCATCAATAACTAATTTAATCGTAGATGCCTGAACTGTCTTTATATTTAATAAATATTCATTATTATTCATATTAGTTTTATTAAATTATTATTATAAATCTTTCTTTAAATCCAAAAATTAGGAATTATGAATATAAAGATATGAATTTCTATCATCTTGAACAACTGGTTTTTGAGGAGTTATAGCGGTTTTTGTTGTTTTGAGAAAATTATCCATTGTTGGTATATTATATAAATTCATCAGTGATTTTCCAAATTCACCTTCTGATAAAAAATTCATAAATGAACCTTGATTATTCATTTGATATTGTCCATTTCCTTGTTGATAATCATAACCTCCGTCTGATTCTTGAGGTCGTGAATATTGTTCTTTAATCGTTGCATAAAGACTATTATAATTATGATATTGCATCTTTTATAATTTAATTGTATTTTTTTTTGCTTGATTCATAAAAGTCTTCATTTCTATGTCAAATGCATCGCAAGTATCTCTGATATCATTCCAATGTTTTTGAAGTTCAGAAACCTCCTTTTTGTTTTCTATTTCCTTTATATCCCATAAATCAATTAAAGTTTGAATAACATCTTCATTATTTCTTTTAAATGCCTCTTTAATTAATGATTCATCAATACCAATAGGTGCTTGTTTTATGACTTCATCCATTTTCTATTTAAAATCCTTATTCTTATCTTTATATATGATAATAATAATCTATATTTTTTTTTTAAATAATAATAGGAATAATTAATATAAATATATGTCTATACATAATAATCCTTTTAATAGTTTTAAGATTACAGGTAAAGGATTATATTTATATGATGATATAAATAACGATTTGAATTATTCAAATGGTGTTACATTAGAGTTATTATCAAATAGTAATAATAATAAAATTATTAGTTTAGTCGAGACTAATAGATTTTCAAGAATTGATTTTGGTATTCAAAATTCAAATATTAGTATTTCCGCTATTAATTCCAATAATTTATCTTTGCCAATGATATTAAATTCTAATATCTATATTACTACCTCAAATATTGGCATTAATACTACTAATCCTATGAATTATTTACATTTACATAATAATTTTAATTCAAATATCGGAATTCAAATAACTGATAGATTTACTGGTGTTAATAGCAATAGTGGTATTACTTTTATAAAAGATAATAATCAAAATTTAATTATTAATAATACATTTTCTAATGCTAATATAATTATAGGTGGTGCATGTAATTTAAATGCCTTTCTTATCAATTCTAATGGTTTTATTGGAATTGGAACAATGCGACCTATGCATCAATTAGATCTTTTCGGTAATTTAAATGTTACTGGTTTTATTTATAAACCAGATGGATTACCTTATGTTAGCAGTCATTGGTCAAATTCTGTGAATAATTTTAGTAATATCTATTATACTACAGGAAATGTTGGTATTGGTTCAATCACTCCTTCATGTAAATTAGATGTAGTTGATAATTCATCCTCAAATGTATTTACTATTAGTCAAAATAGAGCTTGGAATGGAAGTAATCATGCTTTATATGTAAATGGATATAGTCATTTAAACGGTTTAAGAGTTAATGGAACTGATGGTTCAAATAGTATCTTTTTAAATTCTGGTCAATTAGGTTTAGCTGTTAATTCTGGTTTTATTACTTTAACTACCTCAAATTCTTCTGAAAGAATGAGAATAACATCTAATGGTCTCGTTGGTATTGGTATTACTAATCCTATTGAACGTCTTGATTTAGGTTCTGGTAATTTAAAAACTACTGGTGTCATTAGTGATGCAACTCTTCTTTCATCGGTAAGTGTTCGAACCCCCATTCTTAGTAATCTTGGAGGAACTCTTAACATTCAAACAGCTGATGCTAATGATTTAATTA